GTTCAGTATTTGCGTCGAATTGCAAATCTTGCATTGCCGCCACCCTAATCTCCATCATATCATCTAACACTGTTATGACTTTCTTTGTAAACCCTAAGCTCTCCCTTACGGTTTCAGCTAAAGTTGGTACTTTCATCTTACCATAAAGCCCAACATTTGCAGCCACTAGCACGCTTTTGCCTGCTTTGGTAACTGAAGCTCTTTCAGTTCGTGAAGAACTAAAGATGCTCATCAGCCTTGCCACTGTCATACTCTCCACAGTGTCGTCTCCTGCTAAGCTGTTAATGATTAATTCGTCATTACGCCCTCTAATAATTGCTATCGGCTTTGGCTTCGTTGCAACATCATTGTCGTCGCTGCCTGTTATTACACTGGCTGGCGTATTCAATTGTGGGACCAGTTTCTCAACTAGTCTCGCATCTTTTAGTTTCTGCTTCGTGTTAATCGACAGCCTCATGTTAGTTGGATCGCATAGCCTTAGTGCTAGCGTTGTGGTCTCGGTAACTACTCTGTTACTGTTCGGTAATTCTCCTGTCTTATTAAACTGTTGAAGGCTATTAACACCGTTGCGGGTCATAGTGTTTCCCGCTATTAACAGCTTCACGGAGTTCTCAATCTCCTTGTTTACCGTTGACTTAGCTAATATCCTGGTCATGATTGCTGACACACCGAACTCTATTAGTTCGTGTGGCATAGCATAAGCTCCACCACCTAATTGTGGGAAGATGTTTAGGTTGATGATAGGCTCTTCGTTGAATCGACCGGATGTCCATCTACAATGTATGTTGCAATACTTAACTAAGTTATGCACCATTAAAGCGTTCGACCCGTGCAGTAATAGCTGACTTGCCTGGGAGATCATTCCTGAGAGACGCTCCGATTGGTTTGGAGCGCCACTCACTTTAAACATCGATGCTAAAACCCTCATCATCGACACTTTAGATCCGTTATCGTCAAAGACGACCTGCAAGACTTCTCCAATGTATCCAAAGTACACTTTGAATAATGACGGCCGATGCCCAACAAATTTAGGCGCTAATACACAGATGTCATAAAATACAGCTGTTATCTCTCTGATGTCTTCCCCATCTGGGTTTCCCCCCGGATAGTAATACTTATCTCTAGAGAATGTTACTCTTCCTCTATTTAATATAAGAACATTTAATATGTCCTTAAACGATTTCCCATTCAACTTCTTGAATAGATTTGCATTACATTCCGGCAGTGTTGTCATTGATATGGAATCATCAGAATGGACTAGCATTTCCATATCTAGCCCAATATATTCTAGGAACTTACACGCTATATTTGCATGTACGCTCGCTACTAAGGTAGCTAACTTGTTAAATGTACCAAGTGCAAATCCGCAATACTTACGGAGCCAATGGTTTTCTGTAAGAAATGAATCAAATTCTTTCCACTCTTGTTTTGTTATGTCAAGGGCGGAAAGATACTGGTATAAGTGACGCTTGTCCCCTTCAGCCTTAATTTCTTCAGCTTTCTCTCTGATCTTATTATAATTTAACGGTCTGTTCGTTATTTCACTACCAACATATGGGTTATCCTCCATCAGTTTAGCTGGTTTAAGCTGATATCTACCGAACATCAGCCCTATTATTTCACTGAGGAGATTATACTCCTGGGCAGTTATTAATCCCTGTGTGTTCATCCACGCCGGTATACAGTTCATGGCCTCCAGCATTGCAGTCTCGCCAAATTTCTTTTGATCTCCTGTTCCGTATAACACTCGGTTGTAGATCTTCTTAATCTTATCAATGTACTTGTCAACTTTGATATTCTTCTCATCACCCGATTCTAATATCAGGTCGTATTTGTCTAAGACCCGAAGGAGTGGCTCAAACGCCATATCCCCTAATTGGTTTCTTAATCTTCCCATAATGAACTGAACAAAGAACATTCGGTCGTTAACTCCTGCTTGTCCCTCCTTCCGTTTCGGAAGTGTGACATTAACTTTAGAGTTATACCGTCGCATGACTAAGT